GGATCAGCCCAGCCAAGGCCAATGTCAAACTTAGGCTCAAGCTGTGAGATTTTGCGGTTCTTGCTATTTGTTGGGTTTATGATGTAGCCAGTTGATATTACGGTGACGCCGGCAGCAGTGGATTCCACCTCTTCACCGCTGTTGGTATCAAGCACTACGATTCGAGTAATAGCATTTTGGCGAACTTCCCAACTGGAGATCGGCACAAGCCTGTCGATCCATCGCTTGCTGGATGGATGGATAATCCTTAGGTAGTTATGGACCTCTTCGCCGCTAATACCGGCTATTGCGAACAGATCGGGAAACTGTGTCCATGTGACGCCGCGATCTTCGCTGTACTGCAAGGCGTTTACGCTATAGCGACGTGTCTTTGTAGTGATAGAATCTCCGCCGCTATCGTAACGGGAAACCGATATAACGCCATTCGCTGTCTTGCCGACTTGGTTTTGACCGGCGCGGCTGTTGATGGTCTGCACTTTTGGGCATGACCTGAAACCTGTTATGCCATTTACGGTTATGCCAACTCTTGACTTAATGATAATTTCGCAAACCCTAAACTCTCTCACTGCGCTAAATGATGCTATTGCCATGCGAAAGACTTGCGCAGCTTGAGAGCACAGCTTGTAACGGCCTTGCGTACCGCTTTGCAAATTGGCCAGATCATTGCTTGGGTTGTACTCTGGTGGCAGAATCGTAGTGCCGGATTCATCTGGAAACAGAAACTTAGGACCAATGAATTGCACGCTTCCGGCCTGTACTACCGTAAAGATATATTCCATGCTGTTGCCATCGCCAACAGGCTCCTGCTCTGAGTCGCTAATAAAGATCGACTCACTAGGGCTTTCCGATATTCTTTCTTCGAGTATTGCCCAGCAACTGCCTATCCTGTAAAGTTCATTGGGGACCAAGGCAGAATCTGCCGAGTTTTGTACGCCGGCAACAGCAGCCGCAACGCCGCCCATTTCCGCTTCGGACTCTGCATCATTATCTATGACCCGTGAATTGGTGGTATTAAATCGGATCTTTGTCTTAGCATCAGTAGTGCCATTGATTGCGTAAAGCAACGAATCGCCAACAGCAACGCTTTGCGTAACGATTTGATAGTCGCCGGTCGCAGGAGTTGTCCACGTCGAAGAACCACTGGCCTTGCGCTTGCGCAACCCGCTTCGCATTGACCAATAGAATTTACCTTTCCATATCTCTACCAAGGCCGCTGCATCGTCATCGGTGCGTACCTTGTCGTCATCGTCAATCCTTGCTGCGATGGTTGGCTGTATTGTTACTGGTTGCCTGTGCATCATTGCGTTAGGGCACCAGCCGTACAAGCCAAACGATGTACTTGTTGACGGCGTTTCGCTCATGCAAAATGCTGTCTTGTATTGACCGCTTGTGGTTTCAAGCGCAAATACATCTTGGCCGCCACTGTTTTGCGAGTTGCCAGGATCTCTGCTTGCACTTCTGCCGGCGATGAGTTGGGTTGAGTTAATCCGCCCACCGTTAGGCGCAAAATATATGGAATATCGCGCTCCCTGACTTAACGCTGTGCCGGTGTATGCGTAAGCGCCAAGTGTGTTGTTACCAAACGCCCAGCCTCTTTGATCCCAAGCATCTGCCGGCATTCCAGCGGTGCCGCCAAGAAAAATACCACGAAACATTACTGATCCGTTGTTGGCCAGCATCTGCGACCAAAGCAACGGCATTGCGACACGAACGCCGCCAAGGTTGTTTTCGCGTTTGGCAATTACTACGGGAACAAATTGCCCGATCCTGGCGGGTTCCTGCATCGAGTCGAACCCGAAGCGCGGCGAAGATCGTTGGTTGTTAGTTGTTGGAGTACCGCTTTTTCTGGTGGTAGTGATTCTCGATTGTTGCCGCGCCGGGAACAGCAGCGAAGACAGTAGCGATACGCCAACTGAGATCGCTAAATTAACAAGTACAGGAACCAATGGCCCGCATACTGGCCCTTCAGCAGCAGCGGGCCGTTCTACTGACTCCCTTAGCGTAATCGCCTTCCATTCCCGGTACGCATCCTCCGATACGCCCAGAATTTGAGCAAGACGCTTTTCGTAAGGGAGTAACTTAATCACAGTAAGCGAAAAAGTTTAAGTGAGCCGCAAGCGTTGACAGGACCGGCAATTAAGCAGCCATAATGCCTGACAGTAATAAATGTGTTCTCGTCGGGTAACACGCCGATGCCAAAGGAGCCGTCTCCCCGGTCGAAGCGGATCAGGGCGCCGGCCTCAGGCTTCTCGATAGGTTCGGTCAGCTCGGTCCAGTCTTCGTCCAGCTCCCTCCAGTGCCCCCGCTCAGCCGCCGTGTACCAGCTCCGCATACGATCTGCCGGCCAGGACATTCCCAGCTCCTGACGTACCGCCTGGGCAGTCCTGAAGCAGCAGGCTCCCCGACCGTCCCTTGGGTCTGCGCCGAGTTGCCAGGGCAAGCCAGACCATTTGCGCCAAAATGTCAAAACGAAATCCCTCCGCTAGATGGCAGTGGCCCAACCTGGGCCGCCGTGAGTCTACGGGTTGGCGCGGTCCCCGTGACAAAATTAAGCGGATTGCCAAGTTTTAAGGTAACAACAGAGAATGCTTCTTCTTCTCCTGGCACAGCATCGACATAACTAAAGGTATCGCAAACGCAAATGGTTGAGCTTAGAAAGTTCAACTCGTTCCATGTCGGGTATCCGTTTACGCTAGATGGTGGCGTGCCGACAAGTAGCACGGTCGAAATCTTGGCAAGCAATAAATCCTCAGACGCTTGCCATAGCTTTGCAGTTGAGATAATGTTTGCTGGCGCAATTAACTCATAGTCTCCGCTTTCGTTGCCATCAGTTGACAGGTCGCCGGCAATACTGTAAGGGCTAAACTTATACTCCAGTCCGTTAAACGTTCTATTCTCTCCAATAAAGAAAGGTTGATAGCGTAACGGTAACGGCAACGCAGCGCCAGTAGCGTCAAGGAACTCGATGTAATGAGTTACGTCGATCATTATATGTTGATTGAATCACGGAGAGCGCCATTGTTCTTCATGCCGTTAATGGTCTTGGCGAATGCTCGCCTTTCAACCATAGCATTACTCTTGCGTAGCTGATCTTCCGTAACGTAACGCTCTCCCCTTTCTTCCCTGACAGTATAGCTAATGTCAAGAGAGTCCGATTCGCTTCCACTATTGCGCAATGCTTCTGCTTTTTGCATGTCAGAACGTGGGACAACCCGGCCAGTGACGCCAGGAAAGAAGAACTCTGGCTCTTTCTCGCCCGTAACATAAACCTCGCCAGGCTTGGTAATCCCGCCCTTGGCCATGAAGCCCCCGAAGGTGGGGGCCGAAAATGCCGATCCGATGTTGCCGAGGGAGCCGGAAAGCGCCGCGCCAAGGCCGCCGCCCAGCCCGCCAGCTCCAGCGCCGCCAAGGCCGGAGAGCAGCCCCTGAGACGCTATGGCCTGGAATAGTCCGCCCATTTGACGCTGTAGCAGCGTGGTTAGCTGTTGTTGCGCTGAATCGGCAAAGCTGCTAGAGATAGCTTTTAGCATATCGCGCCCTACGTCTTCGATCTCCCTGGAGCCGTCAACAATGCTTGCCAAGCCATTTGTTAATGCGCCGGAGATAGCGTCAGACGTAGCAACGATATTCTTCTCAAGGTTGCCCCAAACAAGTTGCTGATTTTCGAGCAGCTTGGTTTCGTTGGCCAGGCCAGTGGCCCGGTCGATATTGCCAGAGCGCTTCATCTCTTCCTCAAAAGCCCGTGCTGGCGCTCCGATCATCCCTGCACGCAGGCCGGCGCCAGTGAAACGGGCTTCGTTTCTGATTTCGTTAATACGCTTGCGGAACTCATTTTGCTTGCCAAGCTCTTCGGTTTGCGCTGTAAGCAAGGCTAGCTTAGTCTTTTCAGCTTCACTTGCAAGCTGATAAAGCTCAGAAGCCTTAAGCAATTCGACATTGCTCGCCTGTAATTTGCCGCGTTCCAGTGCAGCAGCTTCCGCTTTGCCGGTTGCTAGTGTTTCCTGTAACTGCAGGATGGCAGAGCGAGCCCGTTCTTGATTTTGCAGCTTATTGTTAAGGTCGAGATTTATGCGGCGCTGCTTTTCTTCATTCTTGGCAACGCCAACAGCAAGGTCAGCCCGCTTGTTGACCATTCCCGTAAGCGCGGGATCATCGCCATACTGTTTCTTGATTTTTGCCAGTGCATTGCTGCGGTCTAGCTCAAGCTGCGTGATTCGCGCCCTGCTTTCCGCTTCAATGTCAGCAACTGAGGCAGCGCTATCGCTAAGGTCAAGAATCTTTTGCCTTGCTTCAATCTGCTGTTTTAAGGTGTCCTCTTGTTGCTTAAGTTGCGGCAGTTGGCTGGCTTGCAGTATTTGCTCAATCTGGCCAAGTTCGATACCCTTTTGTTTGAGCTTATTTTGCTCTTCCAGGATTTGTTGCGCTTCTTTTTCTCCGCCGGCAAGTTGTAGCCGTGCCGCCAAGTTAGCGGCATTGACCGGCGCAATAGAAGGGGTAGGGCCAATGGGGACCGGACTGAACTTAGGGCCGGGAATGTTGCTAATTTGTGTTGCGGCTTGACCTTGGATGTTACTGGCCGCTCCCGCTGGAGCCTTGATGCTCGCCAGCACGTATGCTAGGGGTTCTAAGAGTTTGCCTAATTGATCGCGTAGCTCATAGTGTAAATGGGTGTTTCTGGGGTTAGGATCTGTAGTTACAGTGGCGATTCTTTGCCCAGCCTCTACCTTTTGACCTTGCCTTACGCCTGGCGTGGTGTGGCCGTAAGTGCCTTGCATTCCATCGTCATACCTAATAACTACAGCCCCTCCAACCTTGCCGAATCCGCTTGGGTAAGACTGCGTTACCGTGCCTGCGCGACGGGCATGGATTGGGTCGCCAACATCAAGCCCAAGGTCGCGCCCAGCATGTAAACGACCGCGCCCATAGCCTACGCCTTCATTTATGTTTGGCCCGCCCTTGGTGCCAGGCAGCATATTGCCAACACCTCCTACCACGCCGGTACGGGTAGACCCGCCAGGCGCAGCAGTAGTGCCCATACCAGGCAGTGTCATTGCCTGGCGCATTAAATCAGCGGCTTCTCTTGCGCGATCACGGACATGATCCGCAACTTTCATTTTGTAATCTTCTACTGAGCGCACATAGGAGAGTTTGCGTTGCTCAATGTCTTCTATTTCGCGTGCATTTGTGCGCTTGTAATCCTCAACATCACGATTGAGCTTCGCCATCGCAAGCTCAAGCCTGTTTCTTGACTGTTCAATATCAGCTTCGCCTTCTTTTCTGGAGCGCACTACTTCGCGCACATTTGCTAGCAGTTGCTGTTCAAAGCCAACAGCCGCCGCAAACGTTTGGCGAGCATTCAGATCGCTACTTTCGATGCGGTTTTGTGCCCTGGCGCGATTATTCTCAATCTGCTTCTCTGCCGCTTGCTGGCGCAAGTCAAATATCTCACGTTCTTTTTTGTAACTGTAATCAGCAATGTCTTTATTTAGCTTCGCGCCATCGCGTTGCAAGTCATGCGCTTGCCGTTGCAGGCTGAACGCTTCACGGTAAGCCGACTGTATTTGATCTGCAAGTTTACGCGATTCTTGGACTCGCGCTGTTCCGGCAGCAAATTCGTCCTGAGGTTTTGCGGCCTGCCTGTTGCCCGCCGGTCCCGCCGCAACCGCCTTGCCGCGCCGCTGTAGCTTGTCGAACAAAGAAGTAGCGCCGCCAAGTGGGTTGGCCGCCGTTAATATGGCGCCGCCAATCCCCTGGCCCCTAAGAGCAGATCCAATCTGTTTGGCGCCTGGCAGGGTGTTAATGCCACGCGCTACGTTAATGGTGTCGGCAATTACACCGGTAAAGCCAACAAGCGCAGGCAATAACTCAGATTGCAGTGTGCCGGCAATCGAAGACCATTGCTCCTGTAATCGCCGCTGCTCTGACTCAAGTGCGTTAAGCTGGCGCACCGATCCAGGGCCAAGACGCTTTTCGACCTCTTGAAGTACCAGCGTCTGCGCGTCATAAGCACGCCCAACTGATTCGAGTTGCTGAACTTGAAACTTCAGACTATTGCTAACATGGAAGCCGCTTTTAGCAAGCGCTTCCATCGTGTCGCCTGGAGTTTTAAGTGCGCTGGCGAGATCGGTAAGATTTTTTGCGGTTGTATCAATGACCTGGCCTACCGCTGTGCCGACAAGGCTCAGACCGAAGCCAAACGAGCCGCCCAGGGCGCCGCCTAGCCCCCCGCCCAGGGCACCGCCCGCCGATGCGCCAAGGCCCTGGCCGAACAGCGCCGGGAAGGCGCCACCGATCAGCGCGTCACCGATTGCGCTCCGTGCATCGCCCTGGAAGAAGGCGTTTTGCTTGTCTTGCTTTTTCTTGGCTGTACGATTTTTTAGTCTATCGTCAAAGGCTTTTAAGTCAGCTTTATCACTGTCCTTGATTTGTTTTAGCTCTGCTTTGGCAAGTTGATTTATTTTGTCCAGTTTATTTTTGAACGTTTTATCGTCTAAAGCTGCCTGGACTGCGGCTGTTTTTGTAGCGGCGACTTGAGCCGCTTGAGTAGCAGCGCTAAGATTCTTGCCGGCATCAACGCGATTTTGCAGGCGCCGTTCAAAGGTTCTCCCGGCCTCTTTGTTTTGCGTGTCAAATTGTTTCGCTTCTTTCCTTGTGGCTTCGGCAGACGCTTTTAGCCTGTCGTCGAACGGTTTAGCGTTTATTCCTGCTTGTGTTACGGCTGCGCTTGTGCTTGCGCTTTGCGCACTTCTCGTAGCAGCGCTAAGGTTTTCCAGTCCCTTAGCCTCTAGCTGTTTTGTTTTGGCGCGATTCTGTAAGCGCTGGCTGAAGTCCCTGCCGGCATCCCTATTGTCTGCTTTCGCTCGCTTTATTTCCTGCTTTGCAAGTGTATTTGATTCTTTTAGGTTGTCATCAAATGCCCTGCCTTCTAGTGTCGCCTGAGTTGTAATCGCCTTTGCGGTTGCGCCCTGGGCCGCCTGAGTAGCAGCGCTAAGGTCTTTCTGGCCTTTGGCCTCTAGTCGTCTTGCTTTGACACGATTTTGCAAACGCTGGCCAAAGGTCTTTCCAGCCTCTTTGCCTTCTGTCTTGATCTGGTTAATTTCTTTCCTTGCCAGACTGTCTGATTCTTTTAGCCTGTCATCAAACGCCCTGCCTTCTAGTGTCGCCTGAATCGCAACCCTTTTCGCGGCAGCGTTTTCAGCAGCCTTTCTGGCGGCATTGAGCCTTCTAGTGCCTTCCGTAACAGCAGCAGGAGAACCGCCAAGATTCTTCCTGCCTCTAATGCTTTCCCTTGGCCCGCCTGCGTTTATGGCTCGCTGTAATTGCCGAGACTGTTCTTCAATGTAGGCCGGCGAACCTTCTAAATTCTTTCTGCCTCTGATGCTTTCTCTTGGGCCGCCAAGTCGCGCCAGTCGATCCATGTAGGCAGGGGAACCGGCCACCTGAGCGCCGCCACGAATGGGCAGACTTGGCCCGCCACGACTCATTGCAGCTCGTAAACTTGCCGCTGCCGCATTTAGTTCGCGTGTATACCTGCCAATCGAAGCATTCATGCGCAACGTTGCTGCGCGTGAGCCTGCAATATCGCCCGTATTGCTGGCGGAAATTACATCTGTCGCTTGCGAGCGAAGCCTTCTAATTCGCGCTGGGTCCGCTCCCGGCATCGCAGACAGGGCGGTGATCCTTTCCTGGCCGCGTCTACCCGTTTCGAAGCCGGTAGATCGTCCAGTGCGACCACGGTTTAGCTCGTTTTGCTGGCGCAATAAGCCCGCCATTTCGGTGGCGATTCGCTGCATCAGTTGCAGATTTTCTCTGCCGCCAGCAGTCGCTAGATCCCAGGCGCCACGGACGTTACGGGCTTGCTGTTGCAGCTCTGGGCTTAGGCCCATACCAGCGCCGCCCCTCGCAAATTCCCGTTGCCGGCCTTGGTATAAATTGGTAAGATAATTGCCACGACTTGCGTTACCAATACCTGCCGAAGCGCTTGCTACCTGAGTGGCTGCGTCTACGCCCCTGCGCTGTATGTTTTCCTGGATATTGCTAGTACGATTGAGCGCTTTTGCGTATCTACGCTCGGCAGCGGTAACTAAGCGGCGGTTTTGCAGTTCTTCTCTTAAGGCTCGATCCGACTCCCTTACGTCACGCTGGGCAAGCCGTAGTTGAGAGTTTGCCAGTCTTCGCGCCGTAGCGTTTGGCCCGCCGGCAACAAAGCGCCCAGTATCAGGATCGCGGCGCATTGCCACGTTTCCGACAGTGCGACTGGCGCTAGAAAGATCGCGCCCTGCTTGCGCCCTGCGACCAGCGGCTCTGTTGACGTTGCGAGTGGCAGATTGCGCAATCTGGCCTACGTTAAGCTGTGCGCTTTCAAGGTTGCCGTATAGCTGGTTAGCTCTTTCAAGCGCTGCGTTAAGTTGGCGAATCTCGCCAAGGCCTTGTACGCCAACACTGATTAGCCCCCGATAGTCAGCCACTTCCCGTCCCGGCGCCAGTGTCCCACCCTAGCGCCTCCTGGGTTGGCTGGCCTGTGGGACGGCTGGTATCTGATCGGCCAGGATTTCAAAATATGCAGCAAGCATAATTATGTCATCCTGACTTGCGTTGTTTGCGAGCTGAGAAGGTGTCATTCCCAGCTCCTTGCATAACGCAAGTCTAAGCATCAGGGCCGAATCCTTTTTTATCGCCTCCTTGATCGCTTTTGGAGTCTTCGCCCGCTAGCATACCTCCGTTATCGAGAATTGCAACCATCATATTGGTCAAGTCTGCCTTGGCATATTCCTGGCGCATTACGCCTTTATCGGCAACAGGGTCGAACATCTTTGTGCCATCTTCGTACTCAGCACGCTTAATAAGCACGCTCAAGCCATAGGCATTGGTATTCCTGTCATTCCTAACTGCTTCCCTGATTGTTTCGTCCTCTGCATCGGTAAGGGGCCACCAATACATGTCAAACGATGCGCCAGTGCTTAGCGTGATCTCCACTTTGCGGCGCTGGCGAGTTGCCTTGAGCAGTTCTTTGACGTTTTTGGCCATGGGAAGGATGTTGCAACGAGGGAATCATAGCACCGGGCCAAGGCACAAAAAAGCGGGGCCAGAGCCCCGCTGTGTGACGATCCGCAAACGATCAGAAGTCAGTCAAGCCAAAAAGGTTGGTGGGGGTGTCCGAGATTCGATAGTTAATCGAAATCTCAGTCGGGCTATCATCTTGCGAGATAGCGCCGCTAAGGCCAAGCAGGACGATGGGGAAGATGCATGGCAGCGAAGCAGCATCGTCAACCATGTTCGGGTTGCCAGTAGTAGCGACGGCACTAAAGTACGCTTTCAACTGGGCACCGTTTTGATCGTTAAACATCGTACCTTGAATAATACGATTGGTGAAAGCAAGACGATCCTCAGTAAGGCGCACAGTCAAGGTGCCATTGCCATCTGCAAAACCGGCCTGATACCTGCGGAATCGAGCAAGTTTAGGGCCAGTGCCAGAGCCAGGCTTGCAAGGAAGAGAGGTAATATCAATCTCGCCCCTAGTAAGGGTAAGGTCAACAGATGGCACTTCGCACATGGCATAAGCCGTGGCAAAGCTCATCTCGATGTGGTTGCCTTCGCCTGGAGTGTTCGCGCCGCCAGCGCCACCGTTGCCGGTAAAAGCAAGCGCGGCGCCGCCAAGAGTGGCAGAGATAGTGCAAGACGTGGAAGTGGGACGGGTCTTGATGTAATAAACTGTTCCATCAGTGATGGCAGCATCAAGGTTAGCGGTTCCTTTTTCCGTGAAAGTTACAGGATCACCAACACGAAAATCAGAGTTAGCAGGAATAGGAAGAACTGAAGTGGTAGCAGGAGCAACGGGAGCAGGGAAATCAGTTTTGTCAAGCAGGCAAGCCAGGGTGCCAGGGGGCTTCATGGCGATCATGCCATCTTGGCCGGTAAGAACGCTGACAGGGCCGCAGTTAGCGACGGGCATAGGAGGTCCGACCCGTGGCCGGTGAGTGCAGTAGCCGCCAGTCTACTCCCTGTGGCGAGCCATGAAGGGCATACTGAACCGGGTAAAGTGATGCGCCCGATCCTGTAGCTGCGCCTGGGTCGGCCCTGTGAGCGAGCCGACGCGAGCGATGATGGATTGTCCCGGCGGCGGGATCGAGCCGTTCAGGGCCGATAGCGCGTCGATCACAGGGCCGGCAATGACCAGCCCCCGGCCAGGGCCGATGCTTTTGCGGGTGAAGATTTCGCACACCAGGGAGCCTCGAATGTGCCACGAAGCCTGGGCGCCGATGGCTTGCTCTTGCATCAACCCAAAGTTGACACGAACAAGACAGTATTCATCATCATCTGCAAACTCAGTAGCAAGTTGATTCTCAACATAAACACGCACCGGACTGGCGGCATCAATTACAATGCGTTCGTAAATGCCACGAATTTGCTGCAGAGGGACTGTCATCTTTTGTTTACAGGAATAAGGAAGCCAGCTTTGGCGCCTTTTTTAATGGCAGTCTTAAATTCGCCGCCTCCCATGTAAGTGTCGTACCAGTCTTTTTTTGCTGTTGACATCGCCGGTCGCTTGCCTCGCTCCAGTATTTCTTCTGTTGACATTTTCTTAACATCGCCCCGATACTTGCCAACCCTTCTGCCTATTGCAACTGGCGCTTTGATTGGATCTTCTTCTTGCCGTATGAACTTGCCAGGGATCAGATCCATCGCCTCCTGCGCGTAAGGGGAAGAGTTGCCGATAAACAGCTCAACTTTGCTTCCGCTCGCTGGCATGGCAGAGGTAAACTGGCCCTTTGCGTTACGGCCTTGGGTTTTAAGCAAGGGGATGTTAAAAAGATTGTACTTACCATCTTTGCCGCCTGGCCTTGCGCCTCTTTTGCCATCGGCAGTTTCAACATACCAGCTATCCCTAAAGTCACCGCCCCAAGCTGGGCTAATAGCAGCAAGATCGTTTACTACTTCCTTGGCGGCATTACGCAAAGCCGTAAATGCAGCATCCCTGATCTCGTCAGACATTTTCTCAAGACCGAAGCCTTTGCCTTTCTTCATTGGCTTACGCCGTTTTGCCATTATTCTGCCCTCGCTGTAATCTTGCTTGCGTACATAGCAAAGGTTGGCCTTTCGTCTTCAGAGCCTTGTATGACAATGGCTTTGCCGCCCAGTGTAGTAATCATTTTGCCGTCTAGCGTCGTCAGGTAGATCGGTCCGACGATAACGCCGTCAATACCACTACCATAGCTTTCGACTTCTGTTACCTTCCACTTGCGCCCCAAGTATTCGAGTCTGTCATTGGAACTGATAGGCCAAGGCACTGTATCATGGTCAACCCATACGCTAACTTCATTGCCTTGCTGCGTACCGTTGCGTTCTGACTTTTTAGAGCGCGTTACAGCACCGGCAGCGGTAAACCTTGTTTCAGTAATTGCAACTGTGCCTAACGTTTCATTGTAAACACCAGAAGTTACTTTAATGTATGTAAGCGACTGGGATCTATACTTGTCTATCATCCGTTTTGACAACGGCTTTGCCCAGGCATCTTGCGGAGCGTTCATTTAGCCTCGAAGAATGCGAACAGAGCTTTCGTTTTGCCGGTCAACCCAACAGCCGATTAAGTCCAGTAGCCACGGGTAAAGCCGTAGCACGGTGGGCGAATAACTGCCAACACGCTTGTCTTTTGGCAGTACCTGTGCTATGGTGTTAGGATCAAAGTATTCCTGCTCGAATACGTCGAACTCTTCTCGTTTAACTACTGGTGCCGGCAGTTGACTAGAGGCGCCAATGACTGCGGTACTGTTGTTAAAAAGTACCAACGCAAGTTCTGAAGCGGCAGCAAGGTAGCCCGCTGTTAGACTGTTGCCGCAGCAAGTCGCCTCATCAGTACACCAGCGCAATGTACGCAGCGCAGCTTGAGCAGAGTTAAGGGCTTGCGCCTTCTGCGTTGCGTTGAGCGCGGTCCAGGCAGTCGCCTTGAGCGTGGCCCCCATGTAGGTATCGGCCTGCTCCACCGTGACCAGCGCCGGGGGCGTGCAGTTGCAGGCACGCTCGCCATTGGCGCTGGAGTAGTAATAGGGATCGGCCAGGCGATGCCAAGGCCACCAGGAAGCGTTCACACTGCGTACACACGCCAGGCAGAGCCGTTATACCAGCAGAGCGCGTTGGCGGCGCCGCCGGCCACGGGAGCAGCGCCTACGGTGGGGGAAGTGAGATTGCTGACCCTGACGGTTGTGCCTGTCCTGGGGTTTGCGGGCAGAGTGGCGACCGTGAAAGGCTTGCGATATTCGTAGAAACTAAAGAGCGCCATCGGGAGACGGTACAGGGCCAGCCTCGATCATAGCCCAGGTCGGGCCATGAAAAAGCCCCCAGGAGTGTCACCTCCTGGGGGCTGGAATCCAACTCGGAGTCAACCGATCAGATCGTACCACCGTAGGGGCTGTTTGTCACCAACCGGACCAGCGGGATCAGTCGCGCATCGTTGTAAGCAAGCGCGTGCTGAGAGCCGGTAGCTAGCTGAGCGTTGGTTGGGTTGTCAACAGCAGTACCAGACAAGGTAGTGCCAGGAACGTGGAAGCTGTGATGGTAGTCCACAATAATGCCATCTTGCTTGGACGGTGCATTGCGAACCGTCTCGATCTCAAGGGGGGTCTGTTCACCCTCAAGCATGACGCCATCACCGCAGAGGTAGCTAACAAACTGCCGCTGTTGGCCGCTGGTGCCAATGATCGGAAGTTGGTCATCAACCACGACCTTAACGTTAAAAGCGCTACCAATCAGCAAGCGCGTATTAATGCCCCTGCGGTCAGCATCATAGGTCAAGAAGCCTACTTGCTCAAGATAGGCTTGAACAAGAGAGTGACAGAACAGAGTAGTGATCTCAGACTGCCGCTCACCCAGCTTGTAACGAGCTTCGATAACGTTTTCAGCCGTCATCCAGTTGGCGATGGTAGAGCCAGTGGTGACAGACTTATTTACGTTATTGGTGGCATTAAGCGGGCCGCCAGTGCCAAGTAGGCCCTCAAGCTGAGCAATCAGCTTACGGGTCTTGATCTTGTTAAGCGCCGGCTCAAGTTGACTTCCAAGCACTAGCAAGGGGTCTTCGCCGCTGGCCAGCTTCGAGAGCTTGTCAACAGCGTAGGCAAAGCCCCGGTGGGTGATGGTGGCGTACTGAGTGGCGCTGGTGATGCCCTGAAAACTAAAGTGCCCTTCGCCAGAATCGCCCCACTCACGGCCAGAATCCATCCTCTCTTCCACCGGGTCAATCGGTCGGAAAAACGGCGCTTCGACCCGAACGCCGATAGCGGAGGTGAGGAGCTGGTTGCTTCTGGCCAAAATGCCAGAGCGAACCATCATGGACTTGTTAAAAATCTCTTCTTGAAGGTAGGCGGCAAATTCGCCAGAAGTAGCAAGCCGCGTAAGGCTTGTTACATCGCCGGCAAAAGTACCGCCCAGGTTACCAAGGAACACTGGAGGAAAAGCAGAGGTTGTTTAGTCGGCATGACCGCACAGCCGTCGATGCTTTTGCCCAGGGCTCGGCACAGCTTCACCCCTGGCCGCGAGAGGCGATGATAGCCTCCGCTTCAGTTTTCAGCCTAGCAGCTAAATCGGGATCTTCGACCTGTATGCCAACCCGCGCAGTGACACTTCCACCCGGCAGCCACGGATTGGCGACCGCAGCGCCGCCGGTAGCGCCAGAGGCGCCCGTGGCCGGCCTGGAGCCCATGCCACCGCCACCGCCTTGGGGTCTGAACAGATAGGCATACCCATCCTTTTTGCGGAGCTTGCCGGCCAGATCGGTGATAGCAACTTCTAAGCCGTCAATAACCGCAATAGTTTTGCCGTTCTTGTCTTGAACAAGAGAATGTAGCAATGCCCATGCGTGCTCAGGATGGAAGACTTCAGCAGCATTGAAAACAGCAAGAAAATCGGTTCGCTTGCGATCCTCGACGCGCTTAGTATCTGCTTCTAAAATGGCCTTGTCCTTTTCTTCGTTTTCTTTTCTTAGCGCTTCAATGTTTTCGTTTGCCTGTTTTAGCAGCTCCTGAAACTCGCCCTTTTGCTCCATCTCTTTCCTTTGGCGCTCTGCTTCCTTGTCTCTCAGCTCCTTAAGTTCGTCGGCTACTTTTTTCTTTTCAGTTAAGATTGTATCTTTGTTGCCATTCAAAGCCGCCAGTTGCTGTTTGAGGTCTTCGGCTTCTGCGGCCTTGCGTTGCAATTCTGCAATTTGTTCAGCGGTGAGTTCCATGACTTGATTGGTGGATGCGCTATACTGTAGCGCGTAACCGATTCATTGCACCATGGCAACTACCGCCCCAGCCCCTGCCGCCTCGGCTAAGCCCAGCGCCCCCACCGCTGTTCCCGCTGCGCCCGTGGCCACTGCGCTTGACTCTGCCGGCGAGATCGCGCAACTTAAGGCGGAAATAGCGCGGCTTCAATCGCTTTCCGAAAACTCGCCGGCAAGCGAAGACAAGCAGGCCGGCCCTGCAGTTGAGAGGATCGACATGTCCGGCATGGTGCTCGAAAAGTCTGTTGACGAAGACGGCCAATGCACGACCAAGGTACTAAAGCAGCCGATGATCAATCCTGAGATGATCCGAGCCACTAAAGCAGTTCAGCGCCAGGCAGGCTTCTGACCACAGCGCCCAACTGAAAGCCCCTGAACTGCTGCGTGTAGCGGTTCAGGGGCTTTCTTTGTAGTAAACGCGCAAGGGCGTGGAAGGGCTGGACATAGCCGCCTTCACTTCTGCGGCCAAAGGACCACGCAAGATAGATGCCATGGCGCTTTCCGATCTTTCACTTCTCCAAGCGTCAATCTCTTTCTGAACCTCCTGTGAAGTCATCGCCTCTACCGTGCCGGACTCAAGGATAACCTCAGCCCTTTGCATGGCATTCCGCAAGCGAGTAATGCGCTCGGATCTTTCGGCGCCAGAATCAGGCGCCAGTGATATATTCAGGTGAGTTTCCTCAAAGCTGAAAATACACTCCTCACGCACTGCCAGCGCTTGCTGTTCGACCAGCGCCAGAAGGCGAGAGCGAGCGTCCTGATCCTGCGGCACCATTGGCGTTCTGCGCTTTTTGCTGCTCAAGCATAACACGCTCTGCCTCTTTTTTCAACTCTTTAACGGCTTTGCCTAGCTCAACTAGGTCCACGTCCTCAGGTATCCATTCGCCTTGGGCCAAGATGCGATGGAATAGTTCAGTCGTAATTTGGCCACTGGTTTCTATGTCAGCCAGCACGGCCACGTCTTGGCCTAGCAGGCGATAGAAGTCAAAGTCTTTGTCGATAACAACCCTAGGTGGCTCTATGCCTCTGTATTCTGCCGCCATTCTAAATGCTTCATTAAGCGCAGCTTGCGTTTCAGTTGCAGCCACTGATAGCACGCAGTTGGCTTGCTGATGGTCGATACGCTTTGCGTCGGCACTTTCAGCTACATGCTTCTGACCTAGCAGCTTTGTAACGCCAAGATGCGAGATTTCATTCTCCAAGCGATCAAGTAGAGCCGCTTGCGCCGCAAAGGAGCCGGCGTCACACTTAACCCAGTACGCTATAGATGGGTGAGGCATTTTAATGGCATAGTTTTGCCCCGTAATTGCCTCCACCCCATCGTAATCCTCAAGTACCAGCAAACCAATGGCAGCGATATGCAGCGAATGCAAAAGGTCTGCCAAGCGCCGGTAGTGGGCAATGTTTAGATGCGCAACATCAGATAGCGGGGGAGTGGCGCATAAAAAGCCTTCTTTTTCCGCGTAAATGTTTACCAGTGGAACATAGTCAAGAGCAGTGAGCCCAATGCTGCCTGTTGGCTTGTTTGCCTCAAACACTTCGTAGGCGCCAGGGATAAGAACGCGAGCAATAAGAACGTACTCCTCTCCGTAGGCGCCTTTGGCAACTTTACGCTCTTCCTGATAGCGAAACATCGTTAGCTTTGCGCCAGGGTCGTCGCTTTCTCGCCGGCTGCCTAAATACTGCCATGGATCAACCGGCACAAAGTATGGGCGCAATGGTTCGATTTGATCGTCAGCAGACCGCGCCTCGCGCCTTTCTGCGTCAACAATTATCGACGACATTCCATAGGTAAGCGCAACTTCGAGCCGCTTTAGGGCAAACAAATCCAACGAAGTGCCGTCACCATCAACATCTTTCCTAAATTCCTCTTCCCAATAAGGATCACCGCCCTCCAGCTTAATCATTTTGCGCATAACCATGCCGGCTGCGTTATGAATTAAGCGCTTGGTAAATGGCGCCAAAACAGAAAGATTAACGCGAGCTTTCCACGGGTCAATAGTTTTGTT